ATTGGCTATTTGTGTTTTTTGGTTTGTCAATTGTTTTTCATAATATTTATTATAAATAATAATTTTACATTTAATGAAAATTTATAAATTCACAATAATATAATTTTCATAAAATAAAATCTTATAATAAATTATATTTAATAAAAATTCATAAAACTACAAAAATAATTTTTATTAATTCTATATTAATATTTTTTCATCATTAAAAAATATCAATATAACTCATTGAGTTAATGCCATTACATAAAATATAAAATTAGTAAAAGATAATTTATTAATTATATAAAAAATATAATTAATATTATTTTTGTTATTCATAAATATATGTTTGGTGACGATATGGGTAATATTAGTAATGTTATTCATTATGATACACAAGAAATAAATGAATTGTGCATTGATGATGAATACACATATGCGCCGGAAAAAATTAAATTAATTTTAAAAGAAAAAGAATATCCATGGTATTTTAACAAATCAATTATTAATGCTGATAATAATCAATATAAAATAACTGGATTTATAACTGATGATATTGAAAATAAACAAGATGACGAATGTAATGAAATAGTAATTATAGAAAAAAAAAATAAAAATTATATATTTTATATTTTTTGTGTTATAATTATAATTTTACTAATTTTATTAAAAATAAAAAAACTTTCAAATTAATTTATTAATATAATATATATGATAGTAAATATTATAGTATTAATTATTATACTTATTATAGTGGTATCTATTTATATGTATAAAGAATGTGACATAAAATTAAAATATATATTATATGCTTTTTGTGCAGTATTATTTATCAATCAATTAAATAAAATTAATAATAATAATAATAAAAATGAATTTTTTAATACAAGTGAAGCAACTGAAGCATTACAAAATATAGCGTCTTTATACAATACAGGAAATTTTACAGTTTCAAATCTCAATGTAACAGGAAGTTTAAATGTAGCCGGTAATTCATTACTTTCTAATACAATAACAAATGGAACATTAGATGTTAAAGGTGATTCAACATTCGAAGGAAACGCAGGAATATCAAAAAATTTAACAGTTTCTGGAAGTTCAACATTAGCCGGAATTAATAATCAAAAAGGTATTACAACTGATTATATTAATGCTATAAATAATACAACTAAAGGTTCAATCCAAAATGATGGTAATAGTATTACATTTATAAATGGTGATAGTTCTAAAACAAAATGGCAAATGTATAATATGGCCGGTGTATTGCGAACATATCCAATGAATTCTGCCGTTTGTATGGATATAAGTTATGACCCATCAAATAATAATAATACTATAAAAAGTGCATGGCAAGGATCAGATGGGGCTTATCGTGCAGAAATCGGCACACAACCCCCCGCAATACCAAGCAGAGCAACACAAGATGGATATATACATAAATATAATAGTAATGGGGGTGATTGGTATGCTTAAATTATTATGATTAGCTAATATGCTTAATTATTATAATTAAAATAATTTATCTAATAATTCTATATGAATTTTTGGGCAGTGTTAATAATCTATATTCTTCATTAAAGTTAATTTTTATATATCTATTATAACTACTGACATAATGACGATTATATAAATAACACATAGCATCTAATATATATACTGATTGAGTAAATGGATTTGGTTGTCCTTTGTATAATCTATCCATTTTTTTTATAAATATATCCATTAAATAACATTTATTTTCGATCATCCACAAATAAAAATTAGCAATGGTATCATCTTTTTTATTTATTTCAAGTAAATAATTTTTTGTATAAATTTGATATATTTCATCACGATCCTCTTTTATTAAAATTTTAGTTGGATTTTCAGTTTTCAATATATCTAAATCATCATATGAAAATACTGGATATAATTCTACATTTAATAATCCTGTATTTTTATAACGCTTTGAACCATTTTTAATATACTCATAATAATCTATACAATAACTGCCCCCCATATATGTATCTGGATTATTAATTGGTCTTATTTCTTTTTGTATATTATTTGTTGTTTGTTCTTTAATAATTGTAACATCGTGAGAATCATTTTTTGTTGTATAGAATCTTTGCTTTTTTATGGGATATGAATCGTTTCTTGTTTTTTTTACTTTTTTTGGATCTATTTTATGCGCAATATGTAATTTATTTATGCGATTTAAATATTTTTTAATTCCGCCGTTTTGTTCAACATTTTTATTTTGAACAATATTATCACAACTCATAAAATCAGCATAAATCATAACATTGGGTATATTAAAATAATATGCGATACTTGATAAAAATTTTATAAAATTTTCATCACCAATAATATCATTTTTATTTAATTTAGAGTATTTTGTAAAATAATTTACTCTAATTTGTTGCATATCATTCATTGAACCAATTTCTATCATAAATAATATATAACCATCATAAATTGAATAAAGACAAAATCCATCTGGTATTTTTAAAGCGTACATTTCTTCATACACCGTTGTGCTATCAAACCATTCACCAATAACATAAAATAATTTTTCACCAATCTGGCATTTTATTCTATACATTGGATCGAAATAAGTTTTTATTAAGTTTTCTATTTTTTCTTTTAATGTATAATTTTTATTTGCTGTAATTTCTAAAAAATCTATAATTTTTGTTTTATTAATTTCATTTAAATTTGGTCTTATTTTAAATTCTGGCATATCATTTTTAATCCATTCGAATTCATATCTTGTTTTTACATTTTCTACAAATTCGTCATCTGGATGAAAATAATTACAATCTTTATTTTTTGATATTAATTTTAAATTAACTAATGGGGGCAAAATTATTTCTTCTTCGTGTGGAAAATGTGAAAATAATTCTAAACATAAGCCAACTCCTTCTATATTTTTTGGTATTTTAATTTTTAAAAGAACAAAGCCAAATTTATATAAATCATTTCTATAAAAAGGGTCTCTTGTGCATGACATAAACCCGGGTTCAATATAAATATCCCCAATTTCTATATTTTTTAAATAATCATCTGTGCTTACAAAACGATATAATATATAATCTTTATCAAATGCTGGAGCATTTAATACTGTCTTCCACATTTTTAATATATTTGTTTCTAAATATTCATTTCTAAATTCATATTTTGTCATTCCTCTCAAATATTGATTCATAAAATAACTTCCTTGAATTGTATAATATTGAACTAATCCAACCATATTTTGTTCTATAATATAATTTTGATGACTAACTAATATATCACCCGATACATCATTTTTTTGTATTTTTCTACATAATTCATTATAATCCTCATTTTTTAAATTATCTTTATAATCAATATAAGATATATTTTCTGGTAATGTTATAAGTTCAATATTCATAGCTAATTTGATAATTTCATCTTTTGTATAATATGGTTTTAAATGTCCTTTATGTGGCACAAATGATTTGCGAATACATGTATATGTTGCGTTACCAATATCTGGTGAATATCTATAAAAAATTTTTAAATATGTTGCTTGTAATAATTCTAAATTCAATTGATTTAAAAATTCAAGTATTAATTTGCATTTTCGTATGCGTCTAATATATACATTGTCTTTTTGTAATTTTGTATTATTCTTTAATTTATTATTATTTTGTTTCATATATTGTTCTATCATTTCAATAATTAATTTATCCGGAAATCTATAATCGTGATTTACAACTCTTTCATAAACATTTCTTTTTTGTATAAGATACATATTAAATGTATAAGCATCATACATTGGTATAAATGATTCATTATTAGAAATTTTATCTTTTATTTCTTGTTGTGTCATTTCACTATTTTTTAATTCTTCATCCGTTGGTATTCTATATTCAAGGTAATATAATGATTTTAAACCATCATCAATATCAATCTCTTTTATTGTTTCTGTCTCTTTATGATATAAATATATTATACTCATCTTTTTATTAAAGATTATGATAATAAAAATAATAGAAATATTATATAAAAATTGAAAAAACGTATATATTAGAATTCTTAATATTTAAAAATACTTTCTCTGTTATTGCAGCAATAAAATTAATGGCTTGTGTTGAATTTTCAATGTGCCCATGTCCATATGGGGTAAAGTGCTACCGCACGAGTTGGAAACATCTGGGGCAATATGCTCATTACCCGATGTGTTGGTATTGGGATGAATGTTGGCAACACTCGTCCGAACATGCGAGCAAATATCGTCACCCCAAAAATCATGTGCCCAAACCAAAACCAGCACGCATGGCGGCTGCACAATTTAAAGCATCCGGGCCATATCCCAAACCGGGTCCGTGTGAAGGGGGGACAACGTGTTTTGGCGCAAGTTTTTGTGCCAACCCGAAACACCAATATCCGTCTGAGTAAAAACCCACCTCAACCCCCAACCCCCATGACACGTCATGCATGCTTAAAGCATCTTTTGTTTATCTCTGATTTTTAATCACTGTCAAAATTTAATACCATTTTATATTTTTTTTATATTCACATAATTTAATTAATTTTTATTTTTAATTGAATCATAAATAATTCATACATCATCAAATATTTATGATATACTTTTACATTTTTATATAGTATTATTTTATGTGTAATAAGTATTCATTATGAATATAACATTTTATATTATTAGCATTATTTATATCTTATTTTATATATAGCAGTGTCAAATTAGTTGTATCAATATTTTTATTAGCAAAATATTTTATATATAAACTTTATTTGAATAAATTAAAAATATTAGTAATAATTTTATGATATCTTATATTAAATCATAATAAATGAAAATTCATAAAATCACAATAATAAAATCAAATCTTATAATATGCAAAATAAAAAATTATATTTAATAAAAATTTATGAAATTATAATAAAAAAATCTATAATAATATAAAAATAAAATATCATATTTGATGAGAATTTATGAAATTACAAAAAATACAAAAAAATAAATTACAAAAATTACAAAAAAATAAATTACAAAAATAAATTACAAAAATAAATTACAAAAATAAATTACAAAAATTACAAAAAACTAAATTACAAAAA